AAGCGTATCGGCCTCTTTAACGTACCTTTTATTAGGAGAGTAAGTTACTTTAATCGTCATTTATATCTATTTTTTCCATTATAGGGGAGCTGGCTACCATATCTTCGAGCCGTTTAAACTCATTCCAATACCATTCATGGGAGGTATCCATGATTTGGCTGTAAAGCTCTATTAGCTGAATAATATGCTCCTCTAGCTCCACTAACCCTGCGGTCTTAACCAGGTTAGCTATTTTCTCATTAAGAGTTACTAATTCGCTGTTTAGGTCGTCTTGTAAATCCTCAATATGTTTTTGCCTAGCCTCGTAAGGTGTTAATTCAGTCATTCTCATTTAGGGGCGCTTTTATTTTAACGTGAGGCTCATTAGGATCTATCCAGCTTCCAGTGCGAGCCTTTCTTAGATAGTTCTCTGCTTTAAATATCTCTACATAGATGTCGTCCTTGTTCCCTAGGCGGAGTAGATGTTTAAGGGCGTAAGTGACCCAGAGAGCAGTACGGTATAAGAACCTAGCTGTGCTAAATACTTTACCTTGGACAATATTAAAGAAGACATTTTCCTGTATGTCGCAAACTACCATACCTTTTTGATGGTATCTATCTGGTCGGGCTTCAATTTTCTCTACATTCTTCTTGCTCATTTTACTTTATCCTTCTTCTGCATCATTGCTATATAGTATGAGGTAGGTAACATCATCTTAATAACGTACTCTTCTAGCTGAGATCTAGTAATACCTTTTATATATCTTTTTAATCCTGCTTCTGCTGATTCTTTGCCTTTAGCTACAGTCTCTGATATAAAGTTAGCTGCTAATTCTCCGATAGATTTGTTTGTTCCAGGTGCCTTCATACTTCTATCATATATGAAATTCCTGATTTGTCAACCAGAGGCGAGTAAATGTGCCCATCTTGTTCCCTTGACGATCTTACTAATTGTTTCCCCTCTTACTTTAAATTCTTTCCCTAACTCTGATTGAGTATACTCTCCAGTAGCATATTTTTCTCTAATAGATAAGACTTGGGTTTCGGTTAATTTAGAAGTGCTTACCGCCTCCCCTCTAGGAGCTACTCGTCTACCTTTCTTATCCATGTCTCTAATATTATCAGCGTTAGTACCTAGCCACAAATGGTCTGGATTGACGCAACTCGGGTTATCGCAAGAATGACATACTAATGAGTACTCGTGTAGTTGCCCAACGAAAAGTTCATAGGAAACTCTATGGGCTAAGTTACTTTTCCCTTTGAAGCTAAAATACCCATAACCCCCTAAATTCTTAGAGGCAGTCCAAAGCCAACAAGAATCAATTTTATTAACCTTGGCCAGGAATCGTTTTTCTGCAGTAAGCTTTCTAACCATAACCCTATACTATATTAAGTCTATAATTTGTCAATAGGTTTAGCGCTTAACTGGCCGATTTATTGCTCTTATTACTGAGCTTACATCTCTGGCATCATGGCGTTTGTCTATCCTGAAATCCACGTATAGTAAATAGTCTTCATACTTATGAGACATCTTCTCTTTTAGTAGACGCTTACAGATAGCTTGTAATTTAACACACTCTGAGATAGTAAGGCAGCCTATGTGCGCTAACGCAGGGGGCAGTTTCATTTCTCTAGCGAACATCTCATAGGCTTGAGCCCTTGTTTTAAATATCTGATACTTAGAGGCTGGCTGCCAGAGAGGGTCGAAATAAGCATGAGTTATTACTCTGGAGAGTTTATCATCTGACTTGCAAACCATACCCATAGGTTCTTCTCTATCTTTATGAGCACCTACCCATGCCTTACAAGGTCTGCAGATAAATATGGGGCCGAAATCCTGACCGTTATAAACCTCAGCACTTGATTTGGAATAATCAGTTTTACTCTTACAGTAAGGGCATCTTTTCCCTAAGCGTTCGAGCTTGTTCATTTCATCGGTATAATTCGTCATATTTAGCAGCCTCCGAATAGTAGTTTATGTAATAAGCTCGTAAGAACATTGCGGTACTCGGTTGCACCCGGGTGAAAAGTTCTTTCTGATTAGTGACATCGAACATCTGGATAAACGCTATATAGTTGTCGGCAAAATTGGATATTCTCTCGACACGACTAATCTTGTCACTTCTATAACCGTAGGTATCGTCATACTTTTCCCAGACCTTTATTGCACAAGCTTTAAGATCCTCGAATATCTCATCATCTATTTTATCTATCATTACTTCTCCTTAACAATAACTAATCTTCTTACTGGTCTTACCAAACAGATAGCACCTGCAGGTAGAGTCATAGCATCTCATGGGCCCCTCATAGTAACCTCTACACTGGCTGCACATATGATCTACGTGTGGTGGTCTAGTGTCTGCCCTTGGTGAGAAGCAATATATTATGAGAGCACCCAAGGACAGGGCTACTAATATAAGCGTTGCAATCATATCTTCTCCTTTACTGATATCTCAAATACTCTAGGCTTTAGCTCTGGGTCATTAACCGTTATCTCTATAGAGTATTTAGGCTCTTGGGTTATATAAAGAGCTACTGAAGCTAGGACTGCTGCCGCCTGAGAGATCTCTTCTTGGGACTTCTCCACGCTCTCTAGCCCCTCAGGGTCGTTACCGTAAGCCTCTTTCATTGCTGTGAATAAGTCTGTCATGCGTCTACGTGCCCCCATAAAACACCATTAACTATTTTAGAAATATTATACCTGGGGACTACATACTCTTCAGCTAACTGAATCTGCATATATTTGCCTGTTCTGTACTTCTGTTTAATCTCTCTGACTTCTTTTTCAGTGAGTACTGCTCTATGATGTTTTTCGCCTTTGTGACAAACCATATACACTAATATACACTAAGGATTTCACCCAGGTCAAATTAACTTTTATTCATCTTGAGCCCAGACCTCTGCTTCAATTTTATCCAATTCAAGAGATTCCATTTCGTAATCAGTCAGCTCTGTTCTAGTAAATAATTCTTCTACTAAATTAATTAGCATAAAGTTTTGTTGAATTAAAGCGTTGACTTTATCTGCTATCGGAAGTGTAGCTATATTCTCAAAGGAATCTTTTAACCTCTGAACTACCATCTTCATATCATCATAGATTGGGCCGTCTTGTATCATACTTTCACCTCTATCTGTTTTAATTGATAATCAGCACTTTCCCATGGGTATCCTGCTGGGTTGCATATATGTTTAACTTTATTCTTAATATACATCTTACTACTATGAGTATGCCCATATAGCCAATACTTAGCCGTAGTCTTCTTCAATAACTTTGATCCGTCAAAACAATAAAATGTGCTGGATGGCTCTTTCACATAAACAGGGTTTTGATGCTTAGCTAAGTTAGAAGGATTAATATGCGTCACCATAATATCTGCTTTCTCTACTGTGTGAACTAATTTATCGTACTCGCATTTAAACAAAGCATCGAATCTAGAAATGTTTATATAGTTCGCGTCATTCATGCACATCTTCCAAAGAGCATCGGTATGGTAGGCTATCTTGTCGCCTCGATGAGTAGGGAACATTATAGGGTATTCCTCTGGAGTATAAGAACCGTCATACCAGCCCATTGATCCGCCTACTTTAACGCCCTCTATGTCAGCTACTGTACCATTGAGGAAATAGACACCAGGAATCTTAGCCACTTCTTTAGCCATGTCACTTACTCGTAAGAAGCTATCGCCCTTATACTCATTGCAAGTATAGTAGTCGTGGTTCCCAGTAACGAAACAAATAGTCTTATAATAGTGTTCTCTAAGGTCTTTAAAAAACTGAATGTTCTCTTTGTTAACATGCCCTACGTCCCCCGCAATTATTAAGTGTTCAGATTTAGGTGTAAACCATTCCCAAAGCTGCTTATATTTCAAAGTGCCATCAGGGTTAAATACAGACCTATCATAGCCGTAAGCTGCTAGGAACTTAGGGTACATGTCTATATGTATATCGGAAGTTATATCAAACTGTACCATTAGAAATCTGCCTCCGGGTCTCCTACTCTCAGTAATTGAAGGCCGAGCGAGTGCCATAATTTGCAGACGGAAAGCCTATCATCAAATACTAGTTTTACATTATAGTGAGGTTTTATATACTCATTGTAAAGCTCTAGTTTTATTATTGCGTCTTTTCTACCGTCACCCTTTGCACGCATATGTAGTTGGAATTCTTTTAGGCCTGAGTTTTTAAGCAACCAGTTATAAGTATCGTCATAGCAAATCCCGTCCCTAGCAGATAGGAATATTACTTCACATCCTGTTGCTTGGTAGTAGCTTTTAATCAATTCTAGTATAGGGGTTTTAGGTAAGTCTTCACCTACTTTAGCCCACTCATAAGGGGATCTGTTTACCATCTCAGCTACTGTGCCATCTAGATCCACAATGATTGCGTCTGGGTTAGTTGGATCAATTTCAGCAGGGGCCCATTTAGGTTTAAGCCACTGATTGTACATGTGTTTAATTACTTTCTCACCTACTGAATTAGGGCGCTTTAAGTCTCTGGCTATGCAATCTTCTACAGTAGCGTGTACCTCGTGTACTATTACTTGAGTAGATTCAGCCGTAGTTCTATTACGGTTACTTACTAAGTTTCTTATAGCTGTCTCGTGAACAGGGTTAAGATTAGTGTCATCAACTATTACACTCATTCCTTCTGACAGGGCTAAGTCTATTAGTAAATTACGAGCTAGTATAATAAAGCCTTCGCTCTTTCCTGTATGAGCCCCGAAATCAAACATCTCCCTTAATAGGTCTTTATTTATACGCTTAATAGAGTTAGGTTGAGCGTCCTTAATCATTTCCTGTGCAATTGTGGATTTACCACTAGCAGGGAGGCCTTTTAGGATGTAGACTTTCTTGGACATACTTCTAATATATATCACCTAGGTGAAATTGTCTATAGGTAAAATTCAGAAATGAATCTCAGCATCATCCACCAAAAGCACATTGCGCTTGCATAGAGAAAAACGTCAAACCAGCTCATTAATCCCCGATCTCCCTTAGGTCTAGAATCTCTCCATTAAGGCCTGCATCGTATACCCGTTGAAGGAGTTGTTCCAGAATATAAAGCTCAGAAAAGCAAATATAATAGCCATTAGAATCTTTGGGATTAAAGACCGCATCTATGACAATCCTACCATTTTCTATTAAGCGGTAGTTAGCGTAAGAGCCGTCTTCAGCTTCTGATGTGTGAATGTGAATGTCCATAGTTAAAAATAATCCTCTAAGAATTCCTCATATATGTAGCCTAGAAAAGCCATCAAGAACAGCGCCACGGAAACCCATGTCATTAACTGCCCTATTACTATCATAACCCCTCTTGATACCCTAAGAATGATCTGCCTGGGTCTGGGTAGATAAACTTCCAGATACCCTCGGAATACTCTTTATTATCCATCATCCTGAAAACTATGTCGGAATATTTAGCCTCTAGCTTCTTATCTTTAAGGTGCTGGAATATGAACGCAGCCTGCTCTTTCCTGCCTGAGTGTTCAGATATAGCGTCTTGCATGATAAACTCACACATACCCTTAATATTATGGTACTTCCCTAGTAAGGTAGACGCGTACTCTTTTATACTGGAGTACATCTCATCTGGCACATCTTTTAACTCAGTAGCTAGATCGCGTCCTTTCATTAGGAGTTCCCATATACCTCGGTCGGTTAAGCCTGTCAGTAGATAATGTAGCCTTCTATAGTCATCTAGCTTGAATTTAAGGCGTTTCCCGTTGTTAAACAGGACTACAAAGCCTTCTATTACAGTACCTTTAGGTTGCTCTAACCAAGTTTGTGTAAACTCATCCTTAGAATATACCTTGGTAACGGAGAATGGGTGATCTGTATGGAATTTAGTTTCGCCTGTTTCTTTATGGATAGAACACAGATAAACTAAGTCAGTTAGGTCTCCGTAATCCACTACTATCCTATTTTGTGGGTATATTACTTCAAACAGGTAGGTATAATCGTCATCAAAGTTGATATCTGGGTAAAGGTACATAGCCTCTTTCAAGAACTCAGTAGCTTTAATAGCCTGTTCAGACTGGAAAGACCCTTTAGTAGCAATCTTATAGCCCTCATTATCCTTATAGAGTATACCTAAAGAACCGTCTACTTTAACTTGTATAGTAGCATCGTCAAAGTCTAACTCGAACTTCTCACCTATGTCGGCTAAATAACCATCATCAAAGTTAAAGAACTTCTGAAAAGGCCTAGCTACGACATTGCCCTCTAAATCTGTTATTAACCCTCTACACTGTTTAGTAATAGAATCCCATTTAATAGGATCGTATTGGACTTCTTGAGTGTAGCACCAGATAACTAATTCGCCATTAGGGTGAGTTTGAGACCTTATTAATCCTCTTTCCTCGTAATCTCTTAATGTAGCTATATCTATTTGCATTGGCCTGCTTGTAGTATATACTGAGATTTCACCTAGGTCAAATACTGAAGATTATAATTATTTAAGGCCGATAGTTTCAGATACAAACTTCTCAACGAAATCATATTGAGCTTTATCTAGCTTAAAAGAAATTGTTACTTTACCAGTCTTCTCACTGTAAGATACTGTACCTTCTTCTTTATTCCATAGACCGCTTAAAAGAGTCTTAACTACGAACTTGGCTGCGGCCACTCTAGCGAAATTAAACATATTGTGTTTTCTCCTTAGCCTATTATACCATTGGTTTTTCTATATTCAGCCAAGCGAACTTTAGAGTCTTCTATATACTGAGGGTTAAGCTCTATCCCAGTGAAGTCTAGATTACGTTTAGCGCATACTAAGGCTGTTGTTCCTGCCCCTGAGAATGGGTCTAAAACATGCCCTCCTTCTGGACAACTCGCCTCTAAGCACCTATTTACTAGCTCTTCAGGGAACACAGCACTATGGCTACCTTTATACGGGGCAGCATAAATAGGCCAAGTAGTTCGCATGTTCTTAAACTCACCGTAGTTAATAGCTTTACCATGCCTATCGGCAGATTGGGGCTGCTCTACATTCTCTTTGGTCGTATACCCTCTAGTATTAGCTAGGTTTTTAGGGGGCTTAGTCTTGCACGGCTCTGTTAGTTGCCTATAAAAGTAGTTAGGTTGTTTAACAAAGCGGAATACATACTCATAGTCTCTAGTGCATCTATCTTTTACACTCTCTGGTTGGGGCGAAGTTTTAAGCCAATGTATTTCATCTCTTAATATTAAATCCTCGCCCAGCAACGATAAAGCTAATCTATGCGGTATAAGGCAGAGGGATTTATTTCTCACCTCGGTGAAATTGTTTGCATAGCTATCCCCTATATTTATCCATAAAGTACCTTCATCTTTAAGAGCCCTTGCACACTGTCTAAATATTGAAGTTAATTGCTGTATATACTCCTCTAGGCTTTCCTCTAACCCTATTTGGTCAGGGTGCTGATAATCTCTTACTCTATAATAAGGCGGAGAGGTTATAATCGTGTCAAAAGTCTTGTCTGGCAAGTCATATGATTTATAAAAAGTATCACCTTGTAAGAAATTAGTAATCACCAAACCACCTTCACTACCATAAAGATTGCCGCTAATGTTACTGGGATCATTACAATCATAGGCTGAATCATAAGAACGGCCCCTGCTAACGCCATCAATGCTAATGCTCCGATAACGGCTAATATAGTCTTCACTAGCTCCATGTCTATTGCTACATACCTATTCTTCATAATCGTAATAATAGTGCTCCTCTTTAGACTTAAACTTCATAATATCAGCAATAATGTATATGAACAAGCCCGCTAATCCTAAAATAGAAAATATCCTAATCATATTAATACCTACTTAATCTCTCCCCTTTATATGTAATTTCATAATTAGTAACCTCAATCTCAATATCATCAGGATCTATGTCAGGTTCTATCTCTTTAATAAAAGTACCGCTATTCATTGCGTAGTATTTAAGCTCTTTCTCTAAGGCATATCTATCAATCGAGAACTTCTCAGCTATTCTAAGAGCCATATACTCTATTTCTTTTTGTACGTCCTGTGTTAAGTTTGGTGGTTGGTTCTTCATATACACTACTATACACTAGCATTCTATTTTAGTAAAATTAATCTTTCTTCATTCTGGAGTGGGTACGTAGCCTATGACAGTTCGCGCATACCACTTCACACTTAGCCATCTCTTCTATTATTTGAGTCTTTGCCTGCCTAGCTAGGGAACCGTTAATCATGTCGGCTATATTGGCTTTCTTCTCGTAGCCAGGTAAATGGTCGAACTCTAAAACGTAGTACGGGAACCTATTCTTACAATCAGTGCATCCAGATTCTTCTTTATAATCTCTGACCATCTGTTTGATTTCAGCTTTATATAGTTTATTGCGTTTGAAATAGTCAGCTTTATTAGCTTTATAGTGAGCTTTATTATTGGTACTTACACATGTCTTACAAACATTGTCCTTAATACCTTTTCGTGCTCTAAACTCTTTTATATCTTTAGTGCAGTTGCACTTGATACATGTCCTTCTCACTTTCTCATCTTAACATCGAGTTAATGATTAGTCTAGGTGTACTCGCTACCGCCGTCACGAAGTAGATAATCAGTGCTTACGTGCTTAAGGATCACTCTTCCGAATAGTTTTGAATCAGTACGGTTAATTATAGGTTTGATTACTACCCCTTCACGGATGTGCTCTCGTCCGACAGTTGTGTAGCCGTTTGCAAGCTCAAGCATACCTTTATCGAAGTGCCCCATAACTAGCATAGGCACTGGTTCTATTTTAGCCTCTGTACAGAACGAAATAAACTCAGGGTAGTTGAGGAATTTACCTTGTCCGCGTCTACCTACATAGATGTCAAAAGCTCTGAATTGTGGGGTTTGGCTGGAGTAATGTAGGTCTTGAACGCCTTTCCCGAAAACTTCACCCAGGATAAAAACTGGCTCGCCGTATGCTTTAGCTAGGATCTTAAGCGTAGTTAACGACCCATGTATCGCCTCTAGCTCATGGACAGTTTTGCAATAAACATTAGAGATATTCTTCTCACCGCGCTTGAAAACCATTCCTTTAGCCCCTAGGCCTTTAGAAGAGATTATTAGATTACCATCATGGAATACTTCTGGGTTATTAAGAGTAGGGATATATCCAATCATACAAAACGTACCGTGGATCTTTTCAGTTACGACTACTTCTTCACCTATTTGAATTACATCAGGATATTTCTTATAGTTTTCAATATCATAACTAATAGTATTTTCTTCTCCGATATAAACCATTTCCCCTGACATTGAAACAGGCACTTTAGGCTCATACTTCTGGATCTTTAAATCTTCAACGTAGTTATAGTTAGGGTCTAAATGTAGTTTCCTATCTTTAATTGGAAGTAAGATACCCTGGCTTAAGCACCCGCGTAATCTAATAGCTTTAATTCTATTCTTATCAGGGCCAGGTAGTTTTCCAACCATGTTAAGTTCTTCTACGATATTCTGCGGTAATAGAGAGGCTTCTGGTAGATAAAATACTTTGTCCCCTACTTTATAACTGCCTTTCTGCACTACAGATTGATAACTGTATACAGTGGCTAATTCTATTTTATCTGCCCCCTCTATTGGGGTAAGGGCTGAAATCTCTACTACGTTAACTTGAAAGTCGCTCATTCTTCTATCCTACCCTGCTTTGTTGTTTCTGTAAATATGCGCCCCGAGTCGGACTTGCACCAACTATTCAACCGCTATGCACGGGAGTCTTGGCTTGTTAAATGACGGGGCATGTGCCAGAGACTGGATTTGCACCAGTGACCTGAGTATGACTCCGCTCTACTAGACTGAGCTACTCTGGCATGGTCGGGAAACAGGGTTAAAGTTAGAATTGTTTACCTGTGCTCTTCTCCCCCGTGGAAGACCTTGCTCACTTACAACATTCCCGTGTTCACTAATATACACTATCAGTTTCACCTAGGTCAAATTAAGTTTACTTAAGATTCGGAGCTGAAGTCGTAGTTATTGTCTTTCTCAAACTCACCCATGTTAACTAAACGGGCTACATCCATCTCTAGTCCATGTTTTCTCAATAGTTTATTAGCATTTGCTTGGATAGCTTCTAATAGGTCTTTAAAATCTTCGTAACAGACAGCTCTAGCTATTTCTAAGCTCATAGCCCATATCTTAGTAGCTTCATCGTGGAAGTCTGGGCCGTATTTCTGAGCCAGCACATGCAGGTAATCCTCTATCTCTTCTGTTTTGTCCTCAACGAAACTCATACCCCTATCATATCTCTATATTAGTAACTTGACTAGCTGGGATTTGACAAGAATTAATACTAATGTAATACTAGTATACATGTCAGAGGAACCAACCTTAAACTCACGGCTAGATAGGGGATTTTACACAGGACGGCAAATAGCTAGAACAGAGGCTATCCCTGCTGAAATAGAAGAAACTGCTGTAGTCAGGGGGCTAGGGGAGACTTTTCCGCAGCTATCTACTAAAGATAAGATTAAGGCTATTGCCGAGGTCTATGGCGAAGAAGAGGCTAAGAGGTTTTTATATAAGACTGTCAGTACTCTTTTAGGTGATGGGTTTACGTCTATTGAGATATCGCATAACTTAGGTATTACCCCTACAGAAGTAAGGAAGATAAGAACCAAGTTAAAGACATTGATGTCCTCTGACTTGCAGGCTACTCAACCTAATGATTTTATAGCTGAGAGGATCGCTTACTATAACTCTCTGAAAGAAACTGCTCAACGTGCTATAAGGCAGTACGCTAAAAACCCTCATGTTCAGAAGCACTACATAGACTTAGCTCTTAGAGCAGAGACTGATATGCACCGCCTATTACAAGTAGTTGGCTTCTATGATTATAAGAAATTCGATCCTGGTACTTCTGGATATACTGCTGCTAATGACGCTTCTGACATTAAACAAGTAATCGAGATGATAGCTAAGGGCGAGAATTTCCAATCCATGATTACTGAAGAGAGGGAAGAAGAGGATTTCGATATTAACTAATGCACTACGATGATTTACCAGCTAGTAAGAGAGAGATTCTTGATAGAGCAGATGATGCTTACGAACTCTATGAACTGAAAGGGCAAAAGCGTAAGGGTGAGATTATTCGCCATGCTTATCAGAAAGCCGTATTAGAGGGCAACACTGATTATTTGAAAGCTATCGACTGCATGAAGCAGGTTCCAGTTACTATAGATGAGTTTATAGAGAGCGAGGAATTCTTAGGAGCTTCTAAAGGTGAGATTGTTTTATGGCCTTCTTTGAAGGAAGATTTACGAGCTATGCACCCTGACCATATGTTAGGAGCGAGCCCTATATTAGAGGTTATTCTTGGGGGCGCAACTGGCTGCGTAGATGGTGAGACTGAGTATCTATCACCTAGAGGGTGGGTTAAGATTAAGGACTATCCTAAAAGAACTAAGGTAGCGCAATTTCACCCAGGTGGAACTATATCTTTTACTAGGCCAGTAGATTTTATTGAAAAGCGTTGTGAGCATTTTTATCACTTCACAGGTGACGGTGTAGATCAAATGCTGTCTCCAGAACATAGAGTTTATTACAAGATTGGTGATGAGTATAAGATAGAGTCTGCTGAAAAGGTAGCGGAGAAGGTTGCTGCTGGTACATTTAAGGGTAAGTTTTTAACTACATTCGATTATAAAGCAGAAGGTCTAGACTCTAAGCTCTATATGTTTAAAGCTACTATGATGTGCATCTTACGTGGCTCTTTTGTTGGCTTCAGTAATATGTGCTTTCTAAAAGACCTTAAGAATAAAGAGCGTACTATAGATATTTTAGAGAAGTCTAAGGTTGAGTATAGGCAATTAGAAAATGGCTGGTTGTATATTCAAGCACCTACATTAAACCAAGAACTCCCAGAGACCTTATTAGAAGCTACTGAAATCCAGTTAGAGGTTCTGATGGAAGAGGTTTACGAGTCTTACGATACTGACGAGGGCATTATAGTAGATTCAGAAATGAACGCAGGTATAATCCAATACGCTCTATGCCGACTCGGGCAGCGTTCTACATGTGATTTAATCAATGGGAAATATATTATCAAGGAGTGTATTGACGACTATACATACCCATTAGCTGTCACCTTGGTTAAGTCTAGTAAATATGATCCTTATAAATATTGCTTTGAGGTGCCTACCTCTCTATTGCTATTTAGAAGAAACGGAAAGATATTTATCTCTGGTAACACTGGTAAATCATTCTTAGTCTCTATTAGCATGGCATATAGCCTATATTACTTAACTTGCTTTAACCGCCCCCAAAGACTATTTAACCTGGATAAAACCACTCCGTTGGTGTGCATCCTTCAATCTGTTAAGGAATCGGTAACTAGGAAAGTTCTTTATAAGCCTATTAGACAGATGTTTATTGAGATGCCCTACACTAAGAGACGGCTTAAATGGAATAAGAATAAAGAGCATGAGCTTGAGTTAGAAGATAACGTAATAATGCTTCCTGCTGTAGCTGATACAGACTCTCAGATCGGTCAAGCAATTATAGCCGCGGCGGTGGATGAGATTAACTTCTTAGCGTTAATTGAGAACTCTAGACAAGTAGCAGGAGCTGATGGACGAGGCGGTCTTTATAACCAAGCAGATATTCTTTATCGCACTCTAACTAATAGACGTATGTCTCGTTGTATAACTAGAGGCCCTAATCCTGGCGGGATATATCTATCTTCCTCAGTCCACTATCAAGATGATTTCTTAGAACAGAGAATAGCAGAAGTAGACCCTATTAAAGATACTCATGTGAAGGTTATTAAACGCAAACAGTACGAAGCTCAGCCCCCAGAGAAGTATTGCGGTGAGAGGTTTAGCTATTTAGTTAGTTCTAATATCCACCCTGCAAAGATACTGACACCTGATGATGTGGCTGGTAAAGATTACCCTGAGAGCGGCTTAATTCTAGATATCCCTATAGAGTATGAGGAGAAGTTCCGTAACGACCCGGAGAACGCGCAGCGAGATATTTTAGGTATAGCATCAGGAGCAATTAATAGGTTTATGTACAATACCGATAAAGTCAATGCCTGTATGGATAGGTATAAGGCTAGAGGTATCAAGGCTTGGGTTCACAAACAGAACGTCCACGCTAAAGACGGGATGCCTGAGATTATTCCAGAGAACTTACCTGCCGACAAGCACGTCCCTAGATTCGTACACATCGACTTATCTATTTCTAAAGATAGATGCGGTATAGCTGTTTGTAAAGTTAATCGCTATGAGAAACGTAGAACGGATGAGGGGCTTATAGAAACTGTTCCGATTATAGATGTTGAGTTGGTTATGACGATTACCCCCAGCACTATACATCATATAGATATAGCCGATGTTAGAAGATGGATTCTTGAATTGAGAGAAGTTCACGGCCTTAATATAGCTAAAGTTTCTTATGACCAATTCAACAGCGCTGAGTCTAGACAGATGTGGCGCAAGGCTGGAGTGCCTGCGGAGTTACTTTCAGTAGATAAACATATTCAACACTATGAAGATTTAAGACGAATGATTTACGAAGATAGAGTAGACATTATTCCTAATAATATTTTATTTGAGGAATTAGTTTCTTTAGAGAAGAACGAGGCTAAAAATAAGGTAGACCACCGTGCTAAGTCTTCAAAAGATGCGTCAGATGCTGTTTGCGGGTGTATAGCCTTAGCATTGAAGAATAGAAGAGTTAGATCAGGGGTTGCGATATCTACAGACTCTACCCCTATAGAAGACGAAGAACCTATAGCTCCTGTAAATACCTCGTTAATAGTAGATAGCACAGAGCGCAGAGTTGCAGTTAGAAGGAAAGGGCCATCAAGATGAGTGAACAAATAGAATGGGAAATGGAGCAAAGAGAGATAGAAGAGCTTACGCCTCATCCTCATAATCCTAGGTATTTTACCGATAAAGGTATGGGGGATTTAAAAGCCTCTATAAGCAGGTTCGGCCTAGCCCAGCCAATCAATATTAATAGAGACGGCACCGTTATTAGCGGGCACGCTAGGTTGGAGACTATGAGAAAGATGGGCAAAACTACGGTGGACGTACTTGTCCCTAGCAGGGTATTAACCCCTAATGAAGTTGATCAGATGATGATCCGTATGAATAAGAACGAGGCTGGTGAGTGGGAAAATAACATGCTCAAGGAGTTCTTTAGTCCTAATGATTTAATGGTGTGGGGCTTCGAGAAAAAGGATTTGCCATTTCTTAATGAAGAGAAGGTGGAGACCTTCCAAGATGATGATACCCCCCTAGGTCAATCAGCTAGCTATAAATTAATTGTCGAATGTCCGTCAGAGGCTGACCAAGAAGATTTATTTAATAAGCTGAAGGATCAGGGATTTAAAGTTAAGACGTTACGTCAATAAAGGAGACAATTATGAATTTAATGGCTGAGTACGTGGTTAAAGAGGATAAATTCTATACTACCTTTATTTGCCCTTGCTGCAAGAATGAGAAGACTACCAGAACTAAGGAGTTTAACCGTCAGAAAGTATGGCTAACTGGGTGTAGTTTGCCGTGTAAATATGAGCTTAGGAAGCAGAAATCTACTATAGACTATGTGCCTATTATTGAGGTTGTTTTATTTAACCCGGGTAAAAATACTGCTTCGCTTGCCCACTTGACAGGTTGTCATTTTGCGACTATGGTAAGAGTGTTAAGCAATTACTACGACCTAGGCTTCTTAGATAGGGATGATTCTAAATGCTATACAATAACAGAGGACGGTATCAAGTTCTTACAGGAATGGAGATTAATCACTTATGACAATGGGAAATTCAAACAAATTGAAGCAACTAGCAGAAAACTACCTTTTAGCTGGTAAGGGCGAACGCTCTAAAATGCTGTCTATCTATAATGAAGAAGATCAAAGAACTATAGTTATTAAAGCTATCAGTGTTATTCTTCAAGACTATAAAGAAGCTAAAGCTGCTCCTACAGACGAGTAGGTCAATTCTATAGTATTAAATGTAGTGTAGACTGAAGTAATGGCTAAAACCACGAAGAAAGTATCACAATCTACACTCATGCACACCGAGACCTCTAAAGTTTTTAAGAGAAAGTCAGGTGAAGGCTCTTTTCTTTATGCAAAAGGTAAGACAGTATTTGGCGAAAGCTTAATAAACAAGGCTGAAAAGATACCTGCTGATAGCGATCTAGGATTTACCACTGAAGGCATAATACCGCCTCCTGAGAATCCCGAAATACTGGTTAAGCTACCTAAGAAAAACAACGTACTTTTACAGTGTATATCTTCAATGGTTGCCAATATCGAGTCCCCTGGACAAAGGTATTCTTTTAATAAGTCTCTACCACTAGCCGATAAGGACTCTCTTGCTGCTAAAGCCGAGCTAGATGCTCTTAGATTCTTTACTGAGAACCCGAACCCTGAAAGCACCTTAACAGAGATAAGAGAGATAGCTAGACAAGACTTAGAGACTTTAGGCTATGCCTTTATAGAGGTTGTCCGTAATGCTAAGGGCAATGTTACCCAGCTATATAATGTTAGGTCTTATAAATATAGACTAATAAAACTTGATTCTACCTCTACGTCTGTGCCTGTAACTTTTAAGATTCCTTCAGGGGCCGATAACAAGAAGCCTAACAAGACTACTTTTGATAAGTTCTACCGTAAGTATGCCTATGTACCTTCTAACGGTCAGTATACTTATTATAAAGAGTTCGGAGACCCTAGGATTCTCAATTCTAAAACTGGTAAGTATGTTTCAAGCGAAGAGCCTGTACCAGAGAACTTAGTAGCTACAGAGCTGATACATATGTCTATATATGATCCTGATAATTTATATGGGTCTCCTAGATACATTAACAATATCCCGGCTATCTTAGGATCAAGGGAGTGTGAATTAACTAACTTCCAATTCTTCAAAGAGAACGCTGTCCCAAATATGGCTGTGCTTCTTTCTGGTGGATTTCTAACAGAGGGTTCAGTTAAGAACTTACAGAGTTTTCTCACCGCGGTGAAAGGCAGAGAATCAATGCAAAGAATCATTGTCCTTGAGGCTACAGGAGATCAAGATGCTGCTAGCGATGACGGTAAAGTCCACCCACCTAGAATGAATATCCAAATGCTAGGTAATGAGCGTCAAAATGATGAGCAGTTCCAGAACTACGATACTAATAATAGAAGGAAGATCCAGTCCTCTTTCCGTCTACCAGATATTCTAATAGGTTTAAGTACTGACTACTCACGTAACACAGCAGATTCTGCTAAGGCTATGGCGGAGTCACAGGTATTCATGCCTGAACGTGCTAGGGTGGAACGTCTATTCAATACTAAGATTCTTCCTGCTGTTGTTTACGGTAGAGATGCTACAAGGCTAAAATACTGGGAGTTTAAAGCTAACCCACCTAGAATCGCCTCAGAGGACGGTCTAACTAAGTTATTTACTACATTAAATCTAATGGGTGCTATTACTAGTAACATAGCTATCGACATAACTAATGAAGTACTTGGTACTAATATCCCGCTTAGCGATAAGCCATGGGCTAATATACCTTTCCCTATAGTACAATCGCTAGCTAACGCTAATAACTTAGCAGGGGTAGAAGAAGTTACTAAGGTAGCGAACGTAGCCCCTGCCCCAGTTAAAACTAACCCAAAAGGTCAATAGGTTCGTCCTTGTGACGCTCTTCGTACTTTTCCATAAGCTCTTCAAACTCGTCCCTGCGTCTTAGGATTACTTCCCTTAACTTACGATTGAAGGCTTTGCTCTTAAAGAGATTCTTACTAGTGTGGAAGCTAGTCCATTCACGTTCTAGTTCTTGGATCTCGTTTTTTAAGAGACGTATTCTGTCTATCTCTTCATCACCTGTTTTAGCTATTTGTAGATGTCGTATATTATTCATTATTTGAATCCTCAGGCCACCCCCACTCGCCGGTCATTCCAGCCTTACGATAGTCTGAGACTTTACTCTCAAAGAAGTTGGTGTGGTTATTTCCGTTAATCATTATGTCTACCCAAGGTAATGGGTTATCTTTAACTTTGAAGTTGCCTTTCAAGCCTAATTGAATCAACCTACGGTCTGCTAGGTATCTGATGTATTGCTTCAGCTCTTCTTTAGTTAAACCTTCTACTTCACCCATCTCGTAGGCTAAGTCTATAAACTTGTCTTCTAAGCTAACCGTGGTTCTAGCTAACTCATATATTTCTTTCTTAAACGTATCAGTTATTAGATGAGGGTTCTCATTCATAAACTCTCTAAATAACTTTATACCGCCTTGGCAATGTTGATCTTCGTCTCTAACCGAGTACTCTACTACAGTACACATGCCTGGCATTTTACCTCTAGACATTCCGTTACCGTCATCACTGACTTTACATCTTCTGTAGTTAAGAAGCATTACAAACGAACCAAATAGAGAGACTCCTTCACTGAATACTTGTTTCACTATAGTCTTAGCTATTCCAGAATCTGTGTCTACCTCGTTGTCTTCTATGAATTCTATTTTATCTAGCATCTCTTTGTATTCACGGAATTCTGTATAAGAATCTTCAGGTAATCCCAGAGTATCGTTTAGTAAAGCATAGGCTCTTTGGTGGATACTTTCCATAGATGCAAACGCTCCAAGCATCATCCTAATTTCATTGTTCTTAAATATAGGAATTAAATAGTCATAGTAAACATTGCTAACCCCTAAGTCTTGTTGAGTAAATAGTTTAAGGATATTAGTAACGTGATGCTTCTCAATCTCGCTCATAGAGCCGTTCTTCCAGTCTGCTAAATCTTGCCCTAAGTCTATTTCTTCTTCTAGCCAGTGAATAGCTGCGTGCTCTTTTGAGGCTGCCACGGCCCACTCGTAATGAAATGGTTTATATGATTTACTTGGTTCTTTAAGCATGTTTTCTCCTATTACTATTTATACCAAAATGATTTGCATTGGTTAATAATATTTATTTCATTTATTCTTTAGGTACCAAAGCAATAAGTCTTTTTCTGTTTCTGACGATAATGTTTTAGCTTCTTTGACTTTATTGTTAAATAGTTTTAATACAGCATCTAGTTTACATAGCACTTTACTCTCGAAGAAATCAGTAGCATACTCACTGTCTTCTATTACTTCGTTTAACTCTAAGCGGAAATCTAAGTCGAGAGATAGGCGTTCAATGATAGACATCAAGCCTTTGATCTGAGAAAGTTTATCTATAATATCTTCTAAACCAGTATCTACCCTGAGCAAGCTACACACTCCTCTGCTTCAGCAACACCCAGTTTCTTTCTTTCCACTTTCTCGGAAACTTTATCAACTTTAGCTCCAGCTTCTGTTCTTAGGTAATAAAGACTCTTTAATGGAACGCCTGTACCTTCTTTAGAGAACGCTCGTAAATGGATAGCATTAACTATTGACTTCTCTACTCCTGCTGGAAAGAATAGATTTAACGACTGTGCTTGACATACGTACTCTTG